AAATATGTTAAAAAAGCACCTGAAGAAAGATGGAAAAGTCGACCATACCCTGTAAAAGAAAAAAAAGAAGAAAAGCTTAAATCCATCTTTGATGATATTTTTAAGGCTGACAATTTTGGAGCAATTAGAGGAGATAGAAGAGGGCATGGGTTAATTCCCGATGATTGGTTTCGAAAACATGTATCAAAAGCAATAGCAGGTGATGCCGATGCTTTAAAAGATTTATCAAGAATTACAGGTAGAGAGATAAAAGATTTACAAAATGCATTTAAACAAAGAAACAATCCAATGATGCTTACACGATCTAAAGCGGCACATGAAAGTGCTACATTTGCTAAGAAGGTTAATAAAGATTTCGTAGAACTCGTTAAAAGTGGAGTTACTAATAAAGCTGATTTAAAAAAGGCATTAAAAGTTTCAGAAACCGGATTTCAAGATGTGGTGTCTCTTGCATTTAAACAATCTTATGAAAACCGTGCTAGACTTAATAAGAATCCAAATAACCCCCTTAGTTCTTATTTTGGAAGTTCATCGGGTGCGGATGATGCAAAAAGAGTTATAGGTGAGTATGATAAACTAATAGAGGGTTTCAATAAAATTGATGGAATAGATAAAGCTAGAGAGCGACTTATCACATCTAGAATACAACAAGTTTATGGCCAGAAGGGCTCTCATCCAAATTCTAAAATGTATAAAACTATGAATGATAGAGTTAATGAATTTTATAAATTAAAAAAAACATTACCTAAAGAAATAGTAATGAATTTAGATCATGCTGTTCCAATGTCTTTAATTGAACAATTAACTAAAGTTAATACCCTGAGAGCAAATGTTCAACCCATTACTCAATCCTTAAATCTGGGTCTTAAAGCTCAAGTAGATAAAGTTTATGCAGCTGCATATAAAGCTGGAGATAAAGAGACAATGAGAGCAATTGAGGAAGTAGCAAACAAGATAGATTTACCGATGGGTAAAATAACGGATACATTTACGGATCTAGGAAAAAATCCTTATCTAACGGGTGATATGAAGCAAGTTATTTATAATAACTTAGTTATACAAAATTCTATTAGCGATAAGGCAAAACTTTTAGATAAAGAATTATTAAAAAAAGCAGGATTAGATGGTTACAATTTTGACGTTGGAAAAGTTGATACACAAACAGTTGCTAAATTATTTTCTGAAGGAGATCAGAAATTTACAAAATTTGTAAGTGGTGTTGGTGAAAAAGTTAAATCTGGCGGCAAACTTTATTCTTTCCCGGCCATGCTGGGTGATAAAGAATTAATGAAAGGGGTTGGTAAAGATATTGGCACTGTTGCAAAGAAAGGTGCAAGAGTTTTAGCATCTGATTGGGTATGGCCGGAGATTTTACTGGGAGCAGCTGAAGGTATTAATCTTTATCAAAAAGGAGCTGATCCTAAGAGAGCTGTAAGCGGAGCTGTAGAAATGTCTACTTTAGGTTTAGTAGATTTACAAGGAACTGAAAAAGCAATTGTCGATCAAGCTAGAAAATTAGGTTATGATGATGAAGCTATTAAGAATCTTGAATTACTTATCCAAAGTAAACAAATAGAAAAAGGTATAAGAGGAGAGTACAAAAACTTTGAAGCTATACAAGCAAATTTAGAAGGAGAGAACCCTGACCCAAGATTAAATAATTGGGGAATGTTAGATGCATCTGAAAAAAGATTAGAAAAATTAAAAAATGATTATGCTGGCGTTAAAGAACAATTTACAGGTGGAGAGGAAGTATATAAATTATATGATGATGCTTCACAAGAATTAGCACGAACAGAATGGAATAGAAGTTTAGAAGATAGAAAAACAAGATTAGATCCTTATGCAGGTGGAATTGGTAATTGGCTGCAGAATGAAATCTTTACTTTAGAGGGCGATTTCTTCGGTGATAAGGAACAACAAAGAATTGAGGATATGAGCCCTGAAGAACGAGATAAATGGAATTTACAAGAAAGAGGAGTGGGACAAGAAACTTATCATCCCTTATATGGCGCTGCAATGTCTGGTAAACAAATGGAACCATTCTATGACGAAATGGATTATATGTATAGAGCTGATGGTGGAATAATGAGTTTGAAAAAGAAATGATAAAAGAAAATCCAACACTTGTAAAAAATATGAAACATGTTAAATGGAATGCTATTCCACCTTTAAAAGGACCAGATCCTAAAGGGTTGATTAAGAATAAAAAACAAGATAAACCAATACAGGAGAAAAAATATGGCAGATATTGATAAAGGACTCCCTACTAATACACGAACAGAACTTAAAGTTCCTGGTGAAGAGGAACTAGTAGATTTAAGTGTACAAGAGGAAGTTACAGAAAAACAACCAGTAGAAGTAACACCTGAAGAAGACGGTGGAGCAACTATTGATTTTGAACCGGGAGCAATTAACATTCCTGGAACAGAAAATCATTTTGATAACCTAGCAGATATTTTACCTGAAGATGTTTTAGAGCCGATCGGTAACGAGCAAGCTGGAAACTACATGGATTATAAATCTTCTAGAAAAGATTGGGAGAAAACTTATAGAGATGGTTTAGATCTTTTAGGATTTAAATATGAAAATAGAACAGAACCATTTCAAGGAGCATCAGGCGCCACTCACCCAGTACTAGCCGAATCCGTTACACAGTTTCAAGCACAAGCTTACAAAGAATTATTACCGGGAGACGGACCTGTTAGAACTCAAGTAATAGGAGTTAAAACTCCAGCAAACGATTTACAAGCTCAAAGAGTAAAAGACTATATGAACTATCTTGTTATGGACAAGATGAAAGAATACGAACCAGAATTTGATTCGATGTTATTTCATTTACCGTTAGCAGGATCAACATTTAAAAAAGTCTATTATGATATGACCATGGGAAGAGCAGTTTCAAAGTTCGTCCCTGCAGATGAATTAGTAGTTCCGTATACAGCTACCTCATTAGATGATGCGGAAGCTATTATTCATGTAATTAAAATTCCAGAAAACGAGTTGCGAAAGCAACAAGTTTCTGGGTTTTATCGAGATATAGAATTAGGGCCACCAGGAATGGTCACTACAAATGAATTAGAAAAAAAGGAACGTGAGCTAGAAGGAACAAAAGCTACAGGTAGACAACAACCTATTTATACTTTGTTAGAATGCCACGTTAATTTAGATCTAGAAGGATTCGAGGAGGTTGATGGAAACAATGAACCTACTGGAATAAAACTTCCTTACATTGTTACAATTGAGGAAGGTACAAGAAAAGTTCTCGCTATCAAGCGAAACTTTGCGCCCAATGATCCGAAGAAAAATAGAATCCAATACTTCGTCCACTTCAAATTTCTGCCAGGACTAGGATTTTATGGTTTCGGACTCATTCACATGATTGGCGGATTGAGTCGTACGGCAACGGCGGCTCTCCGTCAATTATTAGACGCTGGAACTTTAGCTAACTTACCTGCAGGATTTAAGCAGAGAGGTGTTAGAGTTCAGAATGAAGCTGATCCCATTCAACCGGGTGAATTTAAAGATGTAGATGCACCGGGTGGATCATTAAGAGATGCTTTCTTTCCACTACCTTATAAAGAACCTTCTCCAACATTATTACAATTGTTAGGAATTGTTGTTCAAGCTGGACAAAGATTTGCTGCTATTGCTGATATGCAAGTTGGTGATGGTAATCAAGGTGCAGCGGTCGGAACTACGATTGCATTACTTGAACGTGGTTCAAGAGTTATGTCTGCAATACACAAAAGATTGTATGCAGCAATGAAAAAAGAATTTGGATTATTGGCAACTATTATTGCACAGTATTTACCACCAGAATATCCTTACGATGTTGTTGGTGGTGCAAGGACCATTAAGCAAATGGACTTTGATGACAGAGTAGATATTCTACCTGTGGCTGATCCTAATATATTCTCAATGTCACAGAGAATAACATTAGCACAAACTGAAATGCAATTAGCAACCACTAATCCACAAATGCACAACATGTATAATGTTTATAGAACTATGTATGAAGCAATTGGAGT